CCCCAAACCAATTCATAGGACGAGCAGTCCTATGACAGCCGAAGTACTTCTGCATGTCGACATTCAGGTCATCCGAAGATGACAACAGAAAGTCGCCTTGACACTCAGTAAGAGTGTATTCAGGAAACATGCTGATATTGTAGTGATACCAATCACTACTTTGAAAACGGTAGCCGGTTTGTGCTACTGCTTCATGAGTACTTAGAACACTAGGATATCCGTTTCGTAAGCTCATTCGTAACTTCTTTCGAAGATTACGATAGATTACGAGGCGCCGATCAGGTTCCCACAGTAGCTGCGGACACTCTTTAAAAGAATGAGCGTAGGCTACATGAGGATCTAATCGATGTATAACGGATTCGAGGTGGTAACGAACACGACACCAGTCTGGATGTTTGTAATAGACACGATTATGCATCTCTATAAGAGATGACAGATCATGCCGAGTACATTTATTCAGGTCGGTTTTTAAGCGAATAGGAGTGATATCTTTGCCATTATAGGCATCGACACCACAACTCTCGCGAAAAGCGCCGTGAACGTACGACTTGGTAGTATTAACTACCAGCCCTGCTTCACGCAGGGTTCTACAGATGTTAGTATAGTAGATCGAATGGATGGCAATATCATCGCCAAACACTCGTACTCGACTAACGGCCCGACTAATCATATCCATATGGATATGATCAGACGCTAGGATCCCATCAGCATCTAATATTGATGCGATAGATAATCCAATACAAACTAGACTCAGCACAGCAAAAGTCTTGCCGTCTCCCATCGGAGACAGCATAGACATCTTGTGTTCCATACCGTTAGGTAATAGAACAGTGCTGGGTCGGGTTGAAGCCAACGCGATCCAATCGCGCCTATGGAACAAGTATCTAACTAGCTGTTTAGTAATCCTGTCGCTCGCATCTTTGAGATCAATAGTAGCCCATGAACGATCGTATGATCCAACATAGGCTGCTTCTTGATTCAAAGATTGAGAAGCAGGATTCCAACAGTTAATCAGACACGTCCGTCTAATCCAGTTCTTGATAGCACCGTCAATTCCTATTTGAAGGAAGACGGCTGACGCAGGCGAAACAAACACGCCCCTAGGACCTTTCCAGGTCTTCGGAACAAGTGCTAGTTTCGCCTTGATCCTATCTTCAACATTATCATAATGAGAATGCTGATGATAGTCAAGAAAAGAACTATAGGTAGAAAACATCCAATCTCGAGGCACAAAGCCTCGAAGTTGTTTGAAGTCTTTATAGATGGCATAGTCCTTGTCCCGATTGACGAATCTTTCGGTACAAGCACCAGGGCCATGTCGGCAGAACTTAGCAACATTACTGAAGCTAAGATACAAATCCGACGTAAGACGACGGATAACGATGCGCGCAAGGCGGAGAGCATTGCTCTTCGTGTTGACGCGATAGTTACTGTTTTCATGTTCGATAGAAAGAAAACTATCTATATAGTCATCTTTTTGTTGAGCTGTAGGTGCTCTCTTGACTTTCAATAAGTAAGAAGCAATTTGGTACATTTCCGAAAAGACGGTCGCATTATCGAGATCCGGGATTTCCCCGAATACCGACTGCGACCATTCTTCGAATTTGTCCTTATACTCCTTACTATTGTACTCGGCGTAGCTACATATAGTCTTTTTAACTATATCAAGCTCGAAGATAGACGGTAAACGTCTAAGCTTATATCCGAGATCCGCACACAGGAGGCGGAGAGACAATGTATTATTATCTTGCATCATGTAATTATATGATGAACTTCCTATGCATGAACGCGGACTAAACATATAGCTCTTCGCTATATGCCTTGAAAAGGCAAGATGTAATTAAATTACATTTCGCCGTTGTAGATGGAGGTTATCAACGCCCCATCACTTTCAAGCAGTGCACCCAAAAGGGTAGACACTGCGGTGCGGTACTCAGCTAGTGTGACGTCAGACGGAATCGTAGCCTGAAACCCAACAGTAAGTCGGGTCTTAGAGATAGGATTCGAGCTGGCGTCCACACGCGTGAGATCTTGATCAATTGCAAACAATGATCGTTGTTTACCAGTTCCGTTATTACGCGGAACATGAGAAACGCGAATAGTCGTCGGTGACAGTGAGCTAATATGCGTTGAAAGACGCAGATAAGCATCACTCGCCGAAGCAACTCTCG